GCAGGCACTTCAGGCTCATCAGGTACAAGCGGTTCATCAGGCACTTCAGGAGCTACAGGTGATGCAGGTACAAGTGGCTCATCTGGTACTTCAGGTGCTACAGGTGATGCAGGTACTTCAGGTTCTTCAGGCACTTCAGGAGCTGCGGGTGATGCAGGTACAAGTGGTTCATCTGGTACTTCAGGTACAAGTGGTACTTCCCCTACAATAGCAAATGATGCTAACAATAGAATAGTAACTGCTGTAGGAGATGGTACTTTAAATGCTGAAGCTAATTTAACATTTGATGGTAATACTTTTGAATTACAAGGAACTAATTTTAACATTCAAGCAAATACTTTTAATCTTAATGGAGTCCCCACAGGTACTGATAATACTGTATTAGTTTTAAATAGTAGTGATGACATAGTTACAGATGAAATTGATTCAAGAGTTTGGGGTACTTCACTAATTGATTCATCTGGTTTTACTATGGCAGGTGATATTGATATGGATGGTTCAACTCTTGATATGAATGGTGGTGAAATAAGTAATGCCACAGAGGTTGGAGCACAAACAGTTAAGTTGGGTGACGGATCTGCAGGAAATCCTTCTTTACAATTTACAAGTGATAACAACACAGGAATTTATCACCCTTCCGCAGATTCGTTTAATATTCAAGCAGGAGGAGGTAATGTAGAATTAATTGTTAATACTAGTGGAGTAACAGTAAATGCTGGAGCACTTTCAATTCCAGGAATTAGCGATGTTTCAGCCTCAATAGCAGCAGCTAGTAGTGGAGGAGGTTCAGCATATCACACTTGGATAGGAGGAAGAGGAGAAAATACATCACAAGCAACATTTGGTACCCAATGGCGTGGTGGTATGTCAGGAAATTCCCTTGGAGGTAGTTTTGTTGTTAATGCAGATACTAACATGTTAACTGTAAGTAGTGGTACCCCTAGTGTAGGTGATACAGTATCAGCTAGTAATTATAAAATAATCACAGCTTTAATCCACCCAGCTATGAATTTTACTACCATTGACTGGTATGGACATTTTAGAGCATATTCAAATTGTGATGGTGAAGAACAACATATGGAAATATGGACTCTTGATGATGTAAATGATTTAGCAGGTTTTGGTACTACTACCTTAACTTTTAGAGGAGGAAATGAATGGACCTATGATAGCACTTCACCAAATATTAAACCTATTATCACATCTGGTAGCATTTCTCATACAGGAACTGAAACTACTGCGTTTATAGTAGTTAGCCACGTGCCTACTAACCCTGCATCCTCTATGAAGTTTGTATATAAATTTGACTTTACAGTAACTTAAAAAATAAATAAATATGTCTGAAGATACTACTTATAGGGGTATTTTACCTAAAATCCCTACAGCTTCACTCGATGGGAGCAACACAATAGAAATTGTTAATCAATTAGTAAATAGACTCAACTACACTTATTCAGAAATAGAACCAAAAACCAATCCTGCAGAGTGGGATCCTCCTGCAGCCTAAAGATAATGTAGACTAAATTTTTATTATATTTATAACAAAATAATATGCCCAATACTCCTATCTGGCCCGGATCATCTTCATTTTTCCCTGGGGAAACTCCTTTTGGATTTTATGATAATGATATTGATTTCCAAACTGATGCTGATAAAGTAGCTGTATTTTGTGCTCGTCGTTTAGGATACCCTTTGACAGATGTTGAATTACAAGATATTAGTTTTTATGCTGCATTTGAAGAAGCAGTAACTACATATGGTAATGAAGTATATGCTTTCCAAGCAAGTGAAAATTATCTTTCATTAGAAGGATCAACAACAGGATCAAATTTAAATTATAAACTCCAACAACCTAATTTAGCGGGAGTTGTTCGTTTATCTGAACAATATGGTGAAGAAGCAGGTGTTGGTGGGACTGTAAGCTGGGAAGAAGGTAGTTTATCTCTAACTAAAGGCCAACAAGAATATGATATGACAGCATGGGCTACAGGCTCAGGTATAGAAGCAGGAGACTTAGAAATTAAACAAATATTCTATGAATCTACTCCTGCAATTGTAAGGTATTTTGACCCATATGCAGGTGTTGGTACTTCTGATGTAGGAGGATTACTAGATCAATTTGGATTTGGAGGTTTCTCCCCAGGCATCAATTTTATGATGATGCCTATTAATTATGATTTACAAATTCTTCAAGCTATTGAATTTAATGATACTATTAGAAAATCTAATTTTAGCTTTGAATTAATAAATAATCAATTAAGAATATTTCCTATCCCTACTAAAACAGGAGATAAATTATTTTTTAAATATATCTTAAAATCAGAAAGGAATAGCCCCATAGTATCAGGTAGTATGGGGGTAGGTGTAGTAACAGATATTTCAACCGTACCTTATACCAACCCCACTTATTCATATATCAATTCTATTGGACGGCAATGGATATTTGAATACACTTTAGCTTTATCTAAAGAAATGTTAGGGTATGTAAGGGGAAAATATACAACAGTACCCATCCCAGGAGCTGAAGTTACCCTTAATCAATCAGATTTAATAGCATCCGCTAATGAAGGTAAAGTTGCTTTGATTGAAAGATTAAGAGCATACTTAGAAGAAACATCAAGAAATAAGTTATTAGAAAAAAAAGCAGCAAATGCTGAGTTTATACAAAAGGATCTTAGTGCAGCACCCTGGACAATCTTTATAGGCTAATGGCATTTTTCGGAAGACAAAGAGATATAAACTTATTTACAACTGTTAATAGAGAGTTGTTGGGTGACATTGTTACTCAAGAGTGTGCATTCTACAAATACAGACTAGATCAAACTACTATAAATATTTATGGTGAATCTGCTGAAGATAAGTATTATGATGGTCCTACATTATTTAATTGCTTAATTGAAAGACAAGATCAAACTAACCCCATTGATGATATGGGTCTTCCTGATTTTGAATGGCCTATCACTTTTAAATTTTTACGTGAAGATTTACAAGATGCTAGTGTAGTACCTGAAGTAGGAGACCTAATTTTATATTATGGGGGATATTATGAAATAGACAATACTAATGCTAACCAATTTGTTGTAGGTAAAGATCCAGACTTCCCTTATAACATTAACCCACTTAACCCAGGATTAGAAATATTTGGATCTAATTTCTCTATAATCTGTGAAACACATTATGTTCCTGGAGATAAACCGGGTATTAAAAGAGTAAGATTATAATGGCTACTAAAGGAAGAATACCAACACCTAAAACTCAAGCAGAAATTGCTAATGGGTTAATTGAACCTTTTGATACAACAAGAGGTAATCCAAATCAACCCCAAGAACTTAATAGGGGAAATAAAAACTCCCTTAGAGATGATACCTCAAAACCATTCTCAGTAGGCATTAAGGATATAGACGAATCTATAATGTACTACTTTGTAAATGTTATTAAACCTTTTGTAGTACAGAATGGACAACGGATAGAAGTTCCTCTTGTTTATGGTTCTCCTGAAAGATGGAAAACTGTACAGCGTGATGGGTATATGAGAGACCAAAGAGGTAAACTTATGTCTCCTGTTATAATGTTTAAGCGTAATACTTTAACCCCTATAAAAGGTTTATATAATAAATTAGATGCTAATCACCCTGTTAATGTAGCTTATACTCAAACTTCATATAATAGACAAAACGCTTACGATAAATTTAACATTTTAAATAATAGGGTTCCTGTTAAAGAATTTAATACTGTAGTAGTACCTAATTATGTAAACATTACTTACAGTTGTATAGCTTATACTTATTATGTAGAACAATTAAATAAAATTGTTGAAGCTATGAATTATGCTGCTAACTCTTATTGGGGAAATCCTGAAAGATTTAAATTCAAAGCAGATATAGATTCATTTACTACTATAACTGAAGTGAGTGCTGGTAAAGAACGTACAGTTAGAGCATCATTTGATATAAACCTAAAAGGATATATCATACCAGATATTCCACAAAAAGATCTTACAGTAGACAAGAAACGCTTCAGCTATTCTCAAATTGTTATCCAACAAGAAACAACAGCAAATTTAAATGAGCTTAACGAAGCTCAAATAAATAAACCTATTGATACCCGAAATCCTCAAAATACTGACACAAATATTTTTCTCTAATGTTTTTTTAGAAAAAGGTTGATATTTATAGCAAATGGTTTTATCCAAAAATTTAAATATTTATTAAAAATGAGTGAACAAATTAAGTTATCCCAAGAAGAATTAGATTCTATCAAGCAGTTACAAAACCAACAACAAACTCTTATTGGCCAATTTGGTCAAATAGAGTATCAAGTACAGTTGTTGGAGTTACAAAAAGACCAATTAGTGGAAACTATGGGTGAGTTGCAAAAAGAAGAAACAAAAACTGGACAAGAACTAACACAAAAATATGGAAACGGAACTGTCGATTTAGAGTCAGGAACGTTTACAAAAACGGAATAAAATATTTTAACAATATATCAAAATGGCAGAACAAATAGTATCACCTGGAGTATTTACAAGAGAAAACGACCAGTCATTCATAACCCAACAACCTGTAGAAGTAGGAGCCGCAATTGTAGGTCCTGCTGTTAAAGGTCCTGTTGAAATCCCTACTTTAGTCACTTCTTATAGTGAATATGTGAATAAATTTGGTTCTACTTTTGTAAGTGGAGGTAGAGTTTATTCTTACCTAACAGGCAATTCAGCATATAACTACTTCCAAAATGGTGGTAATACTTTATTAGTAACTCGAGTTACAACAGGTTCATTTACACCTGCTACTGCTTCTATTGAGAACGGACAACTTCCAACAGGCACTTTACCAACCTCAGCAGATGCTCTACTTACTAGTATTAACAGCAATCCAACTGATGGTGTTGATGCAACTTATACTTCGGTTGCTTTAACAAATGATGGTTCAGGTACAGGCGCTGTAGCTACAGTTGTAATTAGTGGAAATACTATTTCAAGCATTACAATAACAACTGCAGGTAGTGGATACGTCGCTGGCGATACATTAACGATAGCTGGAGGAGATTTGGGTGCGGGTTCAACAGCAGCAACAATTTTATTAGTTGCAGGTGATATTGTAGGTTCTCCTACTAGTAGTACTTCCTTTAAGTTAAAAACTATTTCTGAAGGTACTATTATGAATAGTGATGGTACTTTAGGAAGTGATGGTCAATTATCAACAGGTACTGATGATAATGTTAGATGGGAAATCTCATTTGCAGATACCGGATCAGGTACATTTAATCTCCTAGTTAGACAAGGTAATGACTTAACTAATGATAAAATTGTATTAGAAACATACGCAGGTGTATCACTTGATCCATTCCAAGACAACTATATTGCTAAAGTAATAGGCGATATGAAACAAACCCTTGTTTCAGACGCTGATGGAAACAAGTATCTTGAAGTAACTGGTTCATATGCTAATAAGAGTAATTACATTTATGTAGATGAGGTATCATCTCCAACTCCTAACTTCTTTAACAATGTAGGTAATGCTGCCAGTGATGAATTTAAACAATCCATCCCAGTTGTAGCAAGTGGTTCATTTGGAACCGCCGTCGGAGATTTGTGGGACACAGGTGAACAAGCTTTATTTAATGAGAAAATTGATACTAATACTCAAGGATTAAGAGCTGAAGATTATAGTGATGTGTTTAGTTTGTTAACTAACGATGATGAATATCAATTCAACGCAATCTCTGCCCCTGGATTAATCCACGGTGTATCAGCACATACTGGCGTATTAAACACATTAATATCTAATACCCAAAATAGAGGTGATGCAATCGCCGTAGTAGATCTTAGTAAATATAATGCTACTATAACTAGTACTACTAACCAAGCATCTGCTATTAATTCAAGCTATGCTGCTTCATACTGGCCTTGGTGTCAAGTTATTAACCCTGACACAGGAAAACAAAATTGGGTACCAGCTTCAACATTAATCCCAGGTGTATTTGCCTTTACAGATAATGCAGCTGAACCATGGTTCGCACCTGCAGGTATTAATAGAGGTGGATTAGATACAGTAATCAGACCAGAAAGAAAATTACAAAGATCTCAACGAGATACTTTATATGAAAGTAATGTTAACCCAATTGCTAATTTCCCTGCAACCGGAACAGTAGTATTTGGTCAAAAGACACTACAAAAGAAAGCATCAGCACTTGATCGTGTAAATGTTAGAAGGTTATTAATTGCACTTAAGAGCTACATTGGACAAGTTGCTAACAACTTAGTATTTGAACAAAATACAGCAGCAACAAGAAACAATTTCTTAGCCCAAGTAAACCCATACATGGAAAGTGTACAACAAAGACAAGGTGTTTACGCCTTTAAGGTAGTAATGGACGCTTCAAACAACACTCCTGATGTAATTGACAGAAATCAGATGGTAGGCCAGATTTTCTTACAGCCAACTAGAACAGCAGAATTCATAATTCTCGATTTCAATGTATTGCCAACAGGAGCTGAATTTCCAGCATAATAAGAATTAGAAATTGTAATATTTATAATAAAACACGACAATGGCAGTATTAGATCCCAACGAAATATTTTTCACCCCGTTTGAACCAAAACAACAAAATAGGTTTGTTTTGTATGTAGATGGATTCCCAGCTTACCTTATCAAAGGATTAGGAGCAGTAAAAGTCACACAAGGTACAGTTGAATTAAATCATATTAATGTTCAAAGATTTGTAAAAGGCAAAACTAAATGGGACCCAATCTCAATGACATTATTTGATGCGATCACTCCTTCTGGAGCCCAATCAGTAATGGAATGGGTAAGATTACACCACGAATCAGTAACAGGCCGAGATGGTTATTCTGATTTCTACAAAAAGGATATGACAGTAAATGTCTTAGGTCCTGTAGGTGATGTAGTTTCAGAATGGATCATTAAAGGTGCTTTAATAACCGATGCATCATTTGGTGAATACAATTATGATAATGAGGGTGCTGTTGAAATCGCAATGACAGTACAACCTGATTATTGTGTGTTGAATTTCTAATACAAGTCAAAATATATAAAGAAAGACGTACTTCGGTACGTCTTTTTTATTCTGTTATATATTTATATCAAACAAATAAAGTTATTATAAATGAGTGAATTAAAATTCCCAACCGAAATGGTTGAATTGCCTTCAAAAGGCTTAGTTTACCCTGAGGAAAATCCTCTTTCAAGTGGTAAAATAGAAATGAAATATATGACGGCTAAGGAAGAAGATATTCTTACTAACCAAAATTATATTAACAATGGAACAGTAATTGATGAATTATTAAAAGCATTAATTATAACTAAAATTAATTATAATGACCTAATCGTAGGGGATAAAAATGCTATTATGGTAGCAGCCCGTGTTTTAGGTTATGGTAAAGATTATAGTTTTACATATGAAGGAGAAGATCATACAGTTGATCTTTCTCAATTAGATAGTAAAGAGGTTAATGAAAAAGACTTTACCAAAGGAAAAAATGAATTTTCTTTTACTCTTCCTACATCTGGAACTTTAATTACTTATAAATTATTAACCCATGGGGATGATAAAAAAATAAATAACGAAATTAAAGGTCTTAAAAAATTAAATAAATTATCTTCACCTGAATTATCAACCAGACTAAAACATATGATTCTCTCAGTAAATGGTGATGCTGAAAAAAAATCAATAAGAGAATTTGTTGATAATTATTTTTTAGCTAAGGATTCTAGAGCATTTAGGGAACATATAAAAACAACCCAACCAGACGTAAATTTAAAATTTGAAATAGAGAGACCAGATGGTGATGTCAAGGATATTGACATTCCTGTCGGTATCACGTTTTTTTGGCCTGACCTCTAATTATAGAAAACAATTATTTTCTCATATTCATGAAATAGTTTTTCATGGTAAGGGTGGGTATGATTACTATACAGTATATAATATGCCTATATGGTTAAGGAATTTTACTTTTCAACAGATTAATGAACATTATCAAAAAGAAAAAGAGGCTTATGATAAATCAAATTCTAAAGGTAGCACTGTGATAGATAGAAGTGGTATTATAAAAAAACCATCATCTTCAAGTAAAGAGTCAAAACCTAAACGAGCAACATATTAAAATTAAAGGGGATACAATTTCGTATCCCCTTAATATTTATAACAAATAACTAGTATGGGTTTAGAACAATCAGCTAAAGAAGCAAGAGCAGCAGCTAATGAACTAGAAGGTTCTTTTGGTGAATATAGAGATGCCCTGAGAGCTAGTAATGAAGCACTAGGTAATAAAATAAATAATATAAAAGAAGCTAGCTCTCTATATGGTCAGTTAGATGGTCAATTACGAAAACTTCAAGATCAAGAAGAAGGAATAAACCGCTTAAATGACCAACAACTTGAACAAATTAGAAGTAAAGCTAATTCACAAGTTGCAGAAATTCAAAGACGTGGTGAAGCCTTAACAGTAAGTAAAGAGGAACTTCTTTTAGATAAAAATAAAAAGAAATTACATGCGGGTAATGTTAGATTAAGACTTAACCAATTAGTTGCTACTAAACAAATTACTAAAGCCGAAGCTGAATTAATTGAAGCCACAAAACAAAACTTTAAAATAGAAGAAGAAGCTTTAGGTTTAATAGAAAAAGAAATTAGCCTTAGGGAAAGATCTAATAGAGCTTTAGGGGTTAGTGGAAAAATTTTAAAAGGAATTGAAAATAGCTTAGGGGATTTTGCTAAAGCTTTTAAATTAGATCAAGTTGCTAAAGATATGGAAAATGCAGCTGATGAAGTTGCTAGATTAAACCAAAATTTTGGTAGAACTAGAGTCCTTATGGCTGGAATCAAATCAGCTGGTAAGGGTTTAGTAGAAACTATAACAGATCCTACAGTTATTATAGCGGGCATTGCTAAATCATATAGTGAATATGAAAAAAGTGCAAGAGAAATAAGACAAGAAACAGGGGTATCAGCTGTAACTTTAAGTAAAATGACCAATTCAGCTGGTACCTTTAATGATAGTATGGTATCATCTATTGATGCCGCTAAAACTATTGGTTCTCTTACAAAAGAAACCGGTATGAATGTTGCAGCAACTTTTAGCCCCAATACTATTACAGCTGCTACTGAACTTACTACATTACTTGGGTTAGGTGCTGAAGAAACAGCTAACATGGCTTTAAGAGCTGAGGTATTTGGGGATGATTTAGGAAAAGCAGGAACCCAAGCTGAGGGTATAGTACAGGATTTTGCAAATCAGGGTAAGGGGGCTGTAAACCTAAAGGCAGTTATGTCAGATGCAGGTAAAGCTTCAAATTCTTTATCTATGAGTATAAAAGGAGGTCAAGAGGGCCTTATAAAAGCCGCTGCAGGAGCTGCTGCCTTAGGTATTAATCTTGCTAAAGCCGAAGGAATTGCTGATAGTTTACTTAACTTCCAATCTTCTATTGAAGCTGAAATGGAAGCTGAACTTTTAACAGGCAAGCAAATCAATTTAGAAAAAGCCCGAATGGCTGCTTTAAATAATGATATGGCTACTTTGACAGAAGAAATAGCTAATAATACTGAAATTCAAGCAGCATTCTCCTCAGGAAACAGAATCCAACAAGAAGCCATTGCTAAATCTTTAGGAATGTCTAAAGATGATGTTGCTAAGATGATTTTGTTAAGTGAAAAAAATAGCAAATTAACGGATCAACAACGAGCAGATGCAGCAGGTATTACTATTGAAGAAGCAAAACGATTAGGAACCCAAGAACAAATTTCAAAAGCAATTGAAAAAATGACAGCAGCTCTTGCTCCTGCTCTTGGTATTTTTGCATCTCTTCTTTCTAACAGTGCTGTGCTTTATACTACTATGGCTGCTGTAGGAACTATAATGACAGTTAAGTTATTAGGTAGTGCTATTTCATTTGGTAAAGAGATGAAAGATACTCTTAGCACTACTAAAGACATAGCAAAAAATCTAGCAAAAGGATTTGCAGGAGGTAAAGAAGGAGGGGGAATGTTAGGGGGTATAAAGGGAGCAGCAAAAGGACTAATGGGAGGAGAGGGAGATAAAGTAAAAAAAGCAGCTGATAGTACAAAAGGTGTTAAAGGAGGTCAAGGTAAAGGAATAAAAGGATTTCTAAAAGGATTAGGAGATGGTCTAGCTTCTATAGGTAAACAAGCAGCAAATGTAATAAAAGGTGGTTTAGCATTAGGTGTTGTAGGTGTTATTTTAGGGGGTTCATTTGCTTTAGCCATGAAAATGGTTGAAGATGTAGACCCTGTACAGATGATAGCATTTTCAGGAGCTTTAGCTATATTTGGAGCTACAGCAGCCCTAATAGGTAAATTAGGATCTCAAGTAATGCAAGGAGCTGCTGCTTTATTAGTCATGGGATTAGCTTTGGTTCCCGCAGCATTCGCCTTCAGCTTACTAGAGGGACTAGATACAGATGCTCTTATAGCATTTTCAATAGCATTGCCCTTATTGTCATTAGCAGCAGCTGGGTTAGGATTAATTGCTCCTCTTATAATAGCAGGATCTGTAGCAATAGGAGCATTAGGATTAGCTATGTTACCTTTAGCAGCATCATTTCAAATGTTAAATGGGGCTGATTCCACAGGAATAGTAACTAGTTTAGCTGTATTTGCTGGGTTAGCCCCCGGGCTAATGTTAGTTGCTGCTTCTTTATTTTCAATTGCAGGAGGATTAGGAGCCATGGCATTAGCAGGTATAGCTGCTCTCCCTGTAATGGCTGGTTTAGCAGGTTTAGGAACAGTTGCTACTGGTATATCTTCAATTTTTGGAGGAGATGAAGAAGGAGGTGAAGAAGCTACCCCTAAAGATAGTGATAATGCTATCTTAGCAGAAAAATTAGATCAAATGAATGCTACACTAAATGCTATTTTAACTAAAGAAGGCACGGTTATGTTAGACAGCACAAAAGTAGGAACCGCTTTATCAGTAGGATCTTATAAATTACAATAATTTTTAATATTTATAACAAAATAACAACTATGTCAATTTTAAATTCTTTCACTGCCAACGGATCTATTCTCTCAAATTTGAATGGTCAACAAGGCCCCCAACCAGATTTCGCACAATCTAAATTACATGATGAGTACTCTATAAATGGTGACCCATTTGTAAAACAACAACCATCACCATCAACCTTAAGTCTTAAAGGCATTACACCTCTAGGGGCTTATAAAAATAATGCTCCTGAAGGTCGATCATTCTAATAGATGCCTTTAGTAGACCTCAAAACTAATCTAAAATCCCTAAAATATGGGAATGACAGGTTAGGTAATGGAAGTAGTAGAGAACCCTTTATTACCGAACCTATACCTGAAGGGGATACCCCTGGGGCTTCTACAGATTTTATCCTTAGACAAGGAGCTATTAGGAATAGTGGTAAAGATGTTTCAAGATTAACAAAACTTCTTTTTTCAACTACTAGAGGTTTATTATTTACTGCAGGTAATAACCTCCTTTCTAGAACATCAGTAAAAACAGAAGCCACATTAGGACCAGCATATGCCGGAGGTGCTATTAACCAAGGGGTTTATTTACCCACTTCTACAATAGCCCAATCATTAGCGGGTTTTTCAGGCACTCATTTAAATTTATTAGGAATTAATCCTGCTTCACCTACAGCAGGGGTTGTTGAAGGAGACTTATTCCCTGATGGAGGTCTCATTAGATATAGTAATGCTGTAAAACTAAACGAAAGTATTAATGAAAATCGATTAGTAGAATTACTTGATAGTAAAATTTTAGGAGGTAGACCTTCTGTAGTTTCTTTGGTTTCTCAAGATCCTTTAGAAATATTGTCGTATGGAGGGGGTCCTGGATCAATATTAGGGATAGGTGAAACTAAAATAAAAAGAACAACCAATACTACAGGCATCAATGAATATGGTAATCCTGAAGGTGGGTATAAAAAATTAGCCCAAACAAAAGCTAGTAATGCTAAAACATCTTTAGATTTAAGTAATTTATTAGGAGTTTCTAATGAATATTTTATATATTCTGAAATAAGCAATGTACTAATCCCAGACCCCGATCCTGAAATTTTAGGTGTAAATCCTGAAGATGGATCCCAATTAAAAAGATTTGGTCCTCAAGATGATAATAAGACATTAAGTACATTAGAAGATAGTGGAAGCCTTGTTAAGATTTCTAAAGAAGATTCTCAAGTTAAAATAGCTAATGCTAAAACAACCTTTAACCAAAACAACCCTTCAGGATCTTTAGATACTATTACATATGGTGTTGCTAGTGATAACAAAACAGTAACTCTTGATTCAGCATATATTGGACCATCATCAGGTTCATACTCTACTGTTAATAAGAGCAGAACCTACAACCTTAACCCAGATTTTAAACGTTATAGATATGGAAATCCTGGGTTAGAAACAGGCAAAAAACAATATACTTATACTAAAGATAAATTTAATGCTACTAATACTAGTAAATTAAATACTTCTACAGTAAATGAAAAGCCTGATAACGATCAATTATTTAAATTTTATTTAAATTTAGTTAATCCCCAAACTCCTGGAGCAAATAATTATTTATACTGGCAAGCATATGTTGATAATTTTAATGACCAAGTAGGGGCTGAATATGATTCATTTACTTACACAGGTAGGGGTTATCCTTCATACCGCTATAAAGGATTTACCAGATCAATTAGCTTAGATTTTACTATTGTAGCTACATCCCCAGACCAAATGATTCCTATTTATACTAAATTAAATGACTTGATTCAAAATTTAGCTCCAAATTATAGTAGTAATGGTTATATACGTGGTAATTTTGTTAAATTAACATTTGGAGATTATCTTAACAACGTTCCGGGGATTATTAATGGCTTTTCAATAAACCCAATATTTGAAGCTGGTTTTGATATAGGAGGGAGTGATTCTCAATTTATTACATCTGGAAAACAATTACCTAAAGCAATAAAAATAAGTGGATTCAACTTTACTCCAATTGCTAGCAATGATAATAGATTAATAAGTAGTGATAGTAAATTTATCTCATACTAATGGATAGATATAACAACATACCAATACTTCGTACTCCTGCTGGGAAGAGATATAGGGCTAATACTAAATATCCTGAAATTCCTTTTAATAATAATGATATATATGTTATAGCGGAACAAGGAGATAGGTTTGATTCATTAGCCTTTCAATATTATGGAGACACAAGTTTATGGTGGATAATCCCTGCAGCAAATCCCCGTTTTAAACCAAATAGTATTTATCCTGAAAGGGGCCATCAAATAAGAATTCCATCTAATGTATCAGGTATTATAGAAGAGTATAACATTTTAAATCAATAAGTTATGGGAAAAATCGTTGGAGAAGTTTTTGAAGAGTATGTTCAAAAACAAATTACTGTTAGACAAAGTAAGTTAGGCAGTACAACATATGATAATGATCTTCTTACATATACTACAAGTAAAGATAGTTGGCTAAGACTATCCTCAGGAGTAAATGTAGACCAAGAAAAACTTACTAAACTCCCTAACATTCCTCTATCTGAATTTTCAGAAGGAAATTCTTTAGCTTCAAGCTATGTTTTATTTGGAGGTGCTAACAATATTAATAGATCTTCTAAACCTAAAGGAGGCCTTATAAGCACTTACACTGATTCAATATTAGCCAATGCTTCTTATGGTTTTGACTCTACCGCTGAGTATGGTCTTGTTCCTTTACCTGGAGTAACTTCTTTTAATATTAAACCTAAAAATAATGGTTCTATAACAGAAGGTGAAATTAAAATTAAATGCTATAATATTCAACAATTTGACCATATTGAATCCCTTTACTTAAGAATAGGGTATACTTTATTATTAGAATGGGGACACACAATTTATTATAGAGATGAAAATAATCTAGAGACCCAAATTACAGATAATACTGATAGTGTATTACGGAAATTTATTGCTGGAGATAAAGGAGATGACACTGATCCGCAATCACACATTTTAAATGAAATAGCAAAAGCCCGCAAAAAATCAGCAGGTAACTACGATGCTATAATAGGCCGAGTAACAAATTTTGATTGGAGTGTATCCCCAACAGGAGAGTATGAAATTTCTATCTCAGTTATTTCTCCTGGAGCTATAATTGAATCTTTATCTGTTTCAGTTGTTCTTCCTAATAAAAGAAAGGAAGAAGGGGATGAAGAAGGAGAAGATAACACAGGAATAGTAGATCCTATAGAATCTACAACTATAGGAGGAATTTTATCAAGTTTTAAAAAAGTATTAAGTCAAGATTTTGGATTTCTTGGATCATTCCGGAAAGCAAAAACTGATTTAGGAGCTTTATCTGATATTTCTGATGAATCAGAAAATGGTAATAATTTTGAATATTTTTATGTACCCAAATCTCTTACAAATGCTAATATTGCTACTGCTGCTTCTATAGGTACAGGAGCTTTTAATGACCCAAAAGACCAATCCAGCATACCCACTAGGGAAATAGTTGCTATAGAGCCTAAAAGTTTTGATTCAAAATCCGAAGATTCGGATTCTGATAGAGTATTTTATGTAAAATTTGGAGCTTTATTAAGAATAATTCAAAATTTTCTCTTATTATATAATACTGATGAAATTGATAGTCCTCCTATAATATCTATAGATTGGAATTACAATGATAATAAATGTTTTATACCTTTAACAGATTTATTTTCTTCAAATCCCTCAATTTGTGCTATTCCTTCTCGGTTTAAATCATCATTTGAACGAAAAGGTTGGTTTTGGTCATCTAATAAAACAATAAATTTCTCTGCTCTTAATAACGTATTAGGAAAAGATTGGTTTGGGAAATCTGACTATGAATATAACTTTATGCATATCTATTTAGGTATAGATAATCTTTATTCTCTTCTTAGAAATAATATAAACAGTGAAGGTGAACTTGCTTTAATAAATTTTTTAACAGCCATATGTACAGGAATTAATTCTTCTTTATCTAACCAAACAGAATTTACTCCTTTTGTAGATACTGATACCAATATACTTCACATAGTCAATAAAAGAAACTCAGAACCTATACTTGAAGACCCCCCAATTCCTTCTAAATTTCAAATAGGATATTTACACAATAATGGTGTTGAAGGTTTAAATGGTATTAAAATTGGTAGTTTTGTAAAAGATGTATCAATAAAATCAACTCTTCCACCTAACTTTGCAACCCAAATAGCTATAGGAGCACAAGCAAATGAAGAAGATATACCTACTAATGCAACTCCCTTTTCTGATTGGAACACAGGATATACTGACAGAATTGTTCTTAAAAAAACATCCCCAAAAAGTAAAACAGTTGAAGAAGAAACTCAAGAAGCTGAAATAAACGAAGCATTTAACAATACGGTATATAATACTAATGAAGCTGCTTATCTTTATTCTAATTTTATATACGATGAAGATTTTACTAAGCTATCTACAGATATAAATACATATTTTAAAAATGATAGTGCTGAAAAAATTAAATCTACACCTGGTTTTACAGCCCCTATTTTAATTCCTATTTCTTTATCTCTTGCATTAGATGGGCTTTCAGGAATGAAAATATTCCAAAAATATACTATTACAGATGATTTTTTACCTCAAAGTTATAGAGATAATATTGAATTTATTATTAAAGGTATAAATCATACAATTGATAGTAATGGGTGGATAACTAATATTGAGGGACAATTTATGCCCAAATCAAAAAGAAATAATTCTTAATCTATATTTATTGGTATGCCATATATTCCTAAAAGTAGAATACAACCCAATTTATATACTGCTGGGAAAGACTATGTAGTTAAAAGTACCCTAGAACCTTACACAGGATATTACTATAGAATTTATACAGGTCAAATTTTTACAGGTAAAAACCCTGATGATAAACCTAATTTTCCCTTAATTCCTCCTCCTAACCAACCAGTCCAGATAAACCAAACCCAAGTTTTCATTAAAGATAATCTTGCAAATGAAAATTATAAAGCTTTAAAAGGAATTACTGGAAATAATTTAAGAAACAACCCTCAACTATTTTATACTCAACCTACTGAATCAGATTATCAATTAGGTGAATTTAGAAGATATTTTTGCAAAAAGAAAAATGAATTTATATACATTGAAATATCAAAATCAGATTATGATGATCTAGCCCAGAAAAACCCAACAATTAATTTTCAAATGTGGGCTCCTTTCGATATTCCTTGGACATTGGTTGGAGAAGAAAAACAAGTATATTATATTAACCGTAATATAGTCTTTTTAAAAGAAAAAAATGAAAAATTCCACGGTTTGGGAAAATATCTTCAAGAGAAATATTTAAGGTACTATAAACCCTGAATATTTATAACGAAGAACCACTAGTTTATGGCACAAAAATTTATTATAGACAAAAACTTAGGAGCATTTTGTATTCCTTACAAATTGTCAAGTACTTCTACGGTACCCGTTTCTGGAAGAATAAGTTTATATAATAGCCTAAAAGTAGCAAACGTTAATAGAATTGATATAAACAAATCAGATCTATCTCGGAACGACTTATCGAATTATTTAAATACTAGCAGTAAAGGCACTATAACACTGTATAGTAAAGAATTTCCTACTAGCTATGCGATATTTTCTTACACATCTATAGTAGAAGACCTTAACTATGTAACCTTCATCCTCACACCAGGGGCAATTGCAAAATCCGAAAACATCCCTTTCTCACTAGAAGAAGAAATATGTTTGATGTTGGATTATAATGATGGAACGGGTGGACCTGGTGGTACATCTGGAACATCTGGTACTTCGGGTAATGGTACTTCGGGTACTAGTGGGCATGATGGTACTGATGGTTCTGATGGCACATCTGGTACTAGTGGTACTGATGGTACTGATGGCTCTGATGGTACAAGCGGTACTTCAGGTACAAGCAGTACTTCAGGCACAGGCGGTACTTCAGGTACAAGCGGTACTTCAGGTACAAGCGGTACTTCAGGTACAAGCGGTACTTCAGGTACAAGCGGTACTTCAGGTACAAGCGGT